AAAAATGATAATTTGATTTAATTTAAAAAAAACCTCCTAAATCTATCACACCTACATTTTGTATTGAACTATCCGTAACAGGAGATGTAGTACCAACCGTACCAACTCTTTGAATAAAAACCGAAGTAGAAACTGCTGTTCTATTGATATTATCTAAACTTGCGGATACTCTATTATCAACCACAGCCATAGCTCCACTCACAATCATCGAATATTCATCATCGGTTCTTGCTCTAAAAGTGGAAACACCATCTACTGTCAAATTACCTCTCAAATCAACTGCTCCTGTAATTGGAACATCGAAATTACTGAAATCTATTTGTTTGGGTTGAATTAACTCTGCCATTTATTTACTTTGTATCTTAATTATATATAAATATCTATTGTTCAAATTTACCCTTAACATAAATACTCACTTTATCCTTATTAGTAGAATCGATTCCAATGAATTCATTTATTATTAAATGGGTACCTGTATCAGATTGTTCTATTGAAAGATATGATGGAGTTCTTACACCATTTACATATACATCAAAATTTGAACTTGTTATAGTAGTTGCTCTTTGTACATAAACATTATTAAAAACCAATCTAATTCGTCTGTCATCTAATACTTCAATTAAATCTGGTTGTTTGAATACCCAATTTGCTGTAATATCTAATATATCATCTCTAAATCCTAATATCAAATCCTTTTCACTTCTTTTAACTTTACTTTGGTTTGGATTTGTACGATTTTTAGTATTAAATGTTTGCTTAGTTCTACTATCAAATGAAGATTGATATTGATAATTTTCAACAGACGATAAGCTACCAGAATAACTTTCTCCTTGTATTTGCGCATCATTTACTAATTTTTCAATAAGAGATGCGCCTGTTATATTGTTTATATCAGTCTTAGGAACTACCCTATTTATTTTTTTCGTATTTGAATTGAATGCTCTCATTATCCTCTGAATTCCACATCTGCTGAAAGATATACTTTATCTCTAGTATTCAACACATATGGAAAATTTGATTTTTTAAATTTTACATTTATACCATTTCCTAATTCTTCAATATCATAATCAATTGGATTTATGACAATTGTATTGATATAAACCAATATTCTATTTTCATCTTTTATTCTAACAAAATCTCTTAGGTATTGCTTAAAAAACCAATTTTTAGCTACAAACACATAGTAAGTATTATTTACTTCTTCAAAATCACAAAGAGCTTGATTATCGGTATTATAAATGTTTATTATATCTAAAAATGAGTTTTTCATTATAAATCTATAAATTTACCAATTATAGCAACTTCAAATGCGGTAGTTTCTACATTATACCCAATTATATTTGAATTAAATGTAATTGTTAAATTTGAACCGGATATTGTTTTTGTAAATGCACCAACTTCTTCATATAATCTAACACCATTGACGAATACTTTTAAATTATCATTATTACCAACAGTAGATGTTAAAATAGCTGGTACTGGTATAAATCTAATATTCGAAGTTGTAAATATATTTTGCGAAACAGGAGTTAATATTTTTGAATTATTTAAACTTAACCAATCGATAATATCTTTGTTATCATAATATGGAGATGGAGTTGTTAATAATCCTTCTAATCTACCATTTCCAGTCATATCTACTTCAGTAGCGAATACAACTTTTTTAGTTGAATATGATTTTTTAGTTGTATTTTCTCCATCGAATTTTTCAGGCAATAAATATGCTTTTACATTTAATGTAAATTCAAGTCTATTAATTCTTTCAGTTCCTTCTCCTACTTCATTTATTACATTATAATCTGCAATGCTTGTTCTAAATTTGAATTTATTTTTATCTCCCCAATATGATGATGTAAAATTAAGTTGTTCAATTACGCTATTAAGATGTTCTGTAAATGAAGTCCATACCATACAATCGTAGTTAATTTCTACATAATCAGGCATAGTTATATTATACAATTCATACGATGGTTTTGTATTTCCTAAAAGAGTAAATCTATCGTATCTATTATCTTTTGAATATTTTGTTATAGTTGAATATGATACATGTCGATTTAACATTGGCATAGATTCATCTTTTGTAATAGATGTTCTTCTAAGCATCATTATAGGTAATTGAATTTTACCTTTTATATCTCTAAATATCCCTTCTCTTCTAGCACCATTCCATCTTTCAGAATTACCATAAACAACAGGAATTTTTATAACATTGCCATCACCTTCTGTTAAAGTTGGTAAAGCAACATCTTCTAAATAAGTCATCATAGCATAATCAATATCAAAAAGAGATACTGATTGTTTAACATCAGATTTTTCAGATTTAATTTGATGAGCTCTATTTAGATTTTCTCTTATTGGGTTTTTAGCCATAGCTTAGTTATTTTACTCTTTGTTCTATGTTTAAATCTGATTTTCTACTCATAAATGCAGTACATACTATACTATAATTATTTGCCGGCTGTCCTCCTAAAAATTGAACCTCATTTGTATTATCAATTTCATAGTAAGATTGGTCAAAGAAAATCATATCACCAATTTCAGGATATATTCCTTTCTCTTCACAAGTTAATTTATCTATTTTAAAAGTAATTGTTTGTGAGCTATCTGGACCAAATCCTTCATATGATATACCTTCGGGTTCTTTATCAATTATACAATACATTTCAACACCAGGATACCAAGTCTTATTTAAGGATTCACCATAAATGTTAACTTTACTTTCGTAAGTATTTACTTTAAACAATACAATAGCGGTTTGGATGATAGTATCAACCAACTCTCTACTTATACTTCTAAAAAAATCAATATCTCTGGCTAATACAAATTTTGGCATATTATCCTATGTATAATTTTAAAGGAACTTTTCTTAACATTTCTTGATGATGATTGGATTCATGTGTTTTATTTTCCATCACATTTTTTCTGCTCATCTCTTCTAGGTTTTCTCTTAATTGTGTCATCAACATATCTTTCTCTACTTGCGCTTCTGCTCTCAATGCTGCCCCATCTAAGGATACTTCTCCATCTGGTATAGGTACTGAACTATATTTTTCTCTAATCGCTCCTAAGAGTTCTTTTGACAATGCTAATGTGTACTTTCTAATCCATTGTTTACCAACATCATTGATATTTGAATACTGAATAAAATCATATGGAATATCAGAATAATCAGAAAGTGAATCAGCTTGAATAGTTTGTGAATTATGTTCAAACTCATCTCTACTTATATACTCAAAGTATATTTTAGCAGGAGTTGCACTCGTTGGTATAGGAAAAATTTGTAATTTATTATTTACAATATTAAATGAATGTTGTGATTTACGAATTGTATCATTAAATTCAATTGCTTGTATTCTTAATATATCTTCGTATAAAGGCATCAATAAAAACTGAGCTGCTGGAGAATATTGTCCAAATCCAAACTCATCCATCAAATTCAATGTACCCTGTGCTCCAACCGAATATGGGTCAAAGAATCTACTAATTGCAGGTGTTTGGTCGTGAAATACTCTCGTAACATCAATTGTAGATGAACCAGTAAATAATGTTGCAAATGAAGATGATGTATCGCTATCAACCGCTTGAGTCATTAAATCATACATTTGAACAGATGCTGTTATATTAATGTATGCCTTTTTAATAGAGGTTTCCCCACCCACTCCTGCCAATGTTCCGTATTGTTGTGACATACGAACCGCAGTTGGCATAAATGAACCATCTACAAGAGTTTGTGAAAAGTTTGCAACTCTACCCTTTGGTTGCCCTCTAAGAATATCTAAGTTATTTCTAAGATTAAACTGATTTATTTGAGCGGAATATTCGGAAACGGATTCTTCAAAGCAAGCCCATATTTGAGAATTATCTAATTCAATATTAACAATTGGATATCCCAATCGTTTTGCTACCCAAACTGCTGTTTTTGGAGCATCACTTCTAAAATCCGAATCGGAGTCATACAATCCAAATGGAGTTGCTTCCGCTGATGCTGATGCTGATAAGAATGCGGATGCCGTTGAACCCGACCAATATGTGTTTACAGACATAGTGAAAATTTATAGTTTTACTACTATAAATATAGAAATAAAAAAAGAGGAGATATTTCTATCCCCTCTTTTAAAAATCGTTTTGTACTTACTAAGATAATCTAACCTTAACTGCTCCTTGAGAATGATATAATCCACCTACTGCTACATTCACAGCTGATGCAGATGCATCGTTCCAAGCAGTAGATACTGAACCTGTAATGTATACAAAAGATGTATTTTTAAAGGTAGTAGCTACAGACCCACTCAATGATACTCTAGCAGCGTTTGATGCAGAAATATCTGTATCAGTTGCTAAACCATTACCATCTAATGTTGTTTGAAGTTGAGAAGCTTGGACATATCCCATCTGCCCATCCTCTGTTTTTGCAATTAATTGAGTACCCGATACACTATCAAAAGTAGGTAACTCATATGCTTGAAAAATTACATTTGCCATTTTATTTTATTTTAATTTGTTGTACCAATAAATATAAATTTTAATTATAATGATATAAAAAAAGAGGAGATATTTCTATCCCCTCTTTTAATTTTATTACTCTAATCCGTTAAGATTACAAAGTGTTTAAACCTTCAACTACGATTTTACCGTAGAATTCTGGTCTTACAATTTTCTTAGCGTAACGAGTCATAACTCCTCTTCTTGGAGTGAAGTTAACTGGGTCGTACACTAAAGGAGTCATAATCAATGGTACATAAGGTGCGTAAACTGCTCCAGTCTCGAAGAAGTTAGAACCTTTGAAACCTAATAAGATTACATTCTCAGTCATGTAAGGGTTTTTGTAAACATCGTATCTATTAGAGATTTGTCCAATGTTAGTTACACCAGCTGCAAATTGTAAAGCGTCTTTACCAGGATTTGCTGAGAAACCATTCATTGATTCTAAAATAGTAGCAACATTTGGAGAACATACTACGAAGTTTGCTCCACCTCTCATTGTTAATTGGTGAATCTTATTAGATACCTTTTGTAATTTGATACCTAAAGTTTGATACCAAGTGCTCTTAGTGTATGCTGAAGCAGCTGCTGCGTTAGCATCGATTTGGAATGCACTTGTTGCTGTGTTAAAGTCATAACCAACTCTTGCAGACCAATAGTCAGTTGTGAAAGCGTTAGCTTGTAACATTTCTAAGATTTCTAAGTCGATTTCTAAAGAGATGTACTCAGATAACATTTGAGTTAACTCAGCTTCTGCATCGATTGAATGATATGCATTCAAATCTTGCGCTAATTCAGGAGTCCAAACTGCTTTCAACTTACGAGTCTTAGCAACGATTGGTTCTGATTTCAATTCTAATTCGATTTCAGGAATACCTAAATCCGTATTGTATCCGTTACCATAAGCAGTTCTATCTTCAAAGTCACCTCTGTTAGCTTCTTGTGGTTGTACATGGTAAGATAAAGTTGCTCCACCTGCTGCAACACCACCTGCGTTACCAGAACCGATGAATACAATGCTAGAACCACTGATTTTAGTGTATTGAGGTAAGTAAGCGTTAGCAGTGATTGAACCAGATTGAACTAATTCAAATGCTCTAACACCATTTAAATCAGCGTTTAAGTTAGCATGAGCTACTGCAACTTTCTTCAAAGTACCAGCTGCTTGAGATGCTGATAAATCTGCATCATAGTTAACATCTGCCCAAGAAGCTGTTGTAACAGTTGCATCAATTGCTACTGCTGTATCATTAATAGTGTATCCAAAACGACCTGCTCCGTATAAACCACCTGTTGTAGCTTGAGTAGAACCTAATTTAGTAGTTTGTCCAAGACCTCTTGCTAAACTATCTAAACCAAACTCACCACCTGTACCAAACAAAGAAGAACCAGAGAAATCTGGATTACCTGCTTGTGCATTTGAGTATTTGAAATCCATGTAGAAAATCAAACCTGAAGGTAAGTTCATTGGTTGAACTGAAACGAATTCTTTAGCTGCGATAGAACCGAAGATTCTTCTTACTAAAGGTAACGCTACACCAGCCCACTCTTCAGAACCTGCTGAAGCACCTGTCTTAGTTGATTCGTCCAATAATTGCTTAGCTTGGTTTTCTAATAACACAGCCATACCGTGCTTATTTGTTTCCGTGCCAGAATTCTCTAACAAACCTGTTTTTTCCCACTTTGCTTTCAAACCTCTAGTTTGTTCAAGCATAATGCTTTGTGGGTTAGCACCTGTCATTAATTTTTTTAAGTCCATTTTAAATGAATTTATTTTTTTTTGTTGTTAATTACTTAATAATACCTGCTAATTTCTTAAATCTTGCAGAGAAGTCAGCTGATTCAGCAATTACTTGCTTAGCTGCTGCTTGTGCTGGCTTAGTAGATTTAACTGCTTTGCTAGCGATACCTTCTGTGATTGATTTTTTGTTAGCTTTTGATGTAGAAGAAGTGTATTTGAAATTCTCTGCTAATGTAGAGTAAACCAATTTAACTTCTCTTACTGATTTTGTTCTATCCAAAGTTTCGATAACTTTAACTTTTTGTTCGTTAGTCATGTTATGAGCTCTGAATAATTTGTTTGCGAATAATAACTTAGCGTTCAATAAGTTCACTTCGTTAATTGTTCTTTGTAATGATTTGATAGTCTTGTAAGCTTCTTGTAAATCTGCTTTCATTTCTTCAGCATCTTCTTCTTCACCTTCTTCAACTTTTTCTTTGTCATCACCTGTCATATCCGCTTCCATTTCACGAAGAATTTCTTCTAAATCGATAACTTTGTCATCTTCTTTGTCAGTTTCTTCTTCTTCGTTAGTTACAACTACTTTAGGTGTATCTGATTTGTCAGTACCTGCTTCAGAACCATCAGCGTAATTTTCATTAGCTGCATCTTCTTCAGAACCTTCTTCATCACCTAATTGAGCTTCTAACTCTCTGATAATAGATTCTAAGTCCATATCATCTTCAGACTCTTCGTCATCAGAACCCATGTCCATTGAACCCATATCATCTCCAGCTGCTGCAAACGGGTCTTCTTCTTCAGTTCCCATTTCCATACCAGCCATTGAATCTTCTTCAGAATTTTCTCCTTCTAATTCTGCTAATCTAGCTTTCAATTCTGCAATTTCTGCATCTTTGTCATCTCCAGCCATTTCGTCATCACCATACGGATTTTCTTCTTCAGAAATTTCTTTTACTTTTGAGTAGTCATCTAATTCACTACCTGGTTGTCCTCCTTGAGATTTAACACCAATTGATAAATCGGTATCAGCATCTAAAGATGGATTTGAGGTAGAAGAACCAATGTTTGATGAATCTAACTCTTCATCAACTTTTTCAGCGTCATCTTCCATTTCTGCTTCTGCTCTCAACTTTTGTGTTAAGATAGATTGTAGTCTTGGAGTAAATGCCTCTTCCAAAGCGATTTTTGCGTTTGCTAATGCAGTTTCTTTAACGGCTTTAGCATCGGCGATTGCTTCTTTCAATAATTTTGAATTTGCCATTTTGCTTTTTTCCTTGTTTTGATTGTGAAGTTATTTGTAGGAAACTCCAATAGAATTATGTTGATTGTTCGGTCACACCTTATAAAGAAGGGTATTCATTAATCAACTATTGCCTTTAATAAATCCTATATGAGATAGGATATTTGAGAATAAATATATATTTTTTTTAGAAAACTAAAGAAAGTTAGGAATTATACTTATTTTTTCTTATAGTTTCTTCTCTTTGTAACCTTTTTTTAACTGAATCTTTGATAAAAACTTGTCTTTCTCTTAATTGTTCAATTTGTTTGATGCTTTGAACTTTTCTTTTGTATTGTTTTAAAGCACCCTCTATATTTCCGTTTTTGATATTAATTATCAGCATTACTGATGATTTACCAATTTATATTTAGTTTTATATAATAAAGATACAACAGTATCAATATCGTTTTGAATCCAACTATCTTGTAATTTTGGATTTGTTCTTAGTTTTGCAACCATATTACAAAGTGTTTCAAAATATTTAATAATATTTTTAATATCATTATTCTTATCTAACACTCCAATGCCTGATAATTGAATTAATCCTTCTTTACCCTGATACACTTCTACTAACCCATCAATTAATCCACTAATTGAATCGTAATATTCACCCAATGCAATATGAGCTGAATGAGAACCTATTCCTTTAACACCTAAATGAAATGAATGAGTTTGTGTTCTACTTTGTAATAACAATGATGCTAATTCTTCCATTTAATTTACTTTTTGCAAGTTTTACATTCTTGTAATCCTAATCTTTTTTTCATAACTTGCTCAGATACATCTGCTATTTCAAAGTATCTTCCCAAAACATGTCCCATATCTTCGTATAGAGATTCTAATCTTTGTTCTTGTGCTTTTGCTTCTAATGATTCTTTTTCAAATGCAGATTGTAATTTTTTTAATTCGCTCATATTACGCTTAATCGTAACTCTATCAAACCAATCTCCACCCTCTCTTAAAGTATATTCTTGTGCAGCATCTGCGATACCACCTAAAGTTTCTGCAACTTGTCTGATATCAGATTTTCTAGTCATACCTTCTCTATGTTGACCGTATGTTGAAATTATTTCTAAGAAATGTTTTTTCAATTCAGTTGTTAACTGCTGAAGTTCTTCTTCTTCCTTTAATAGGTCTTTTAAGCGTATCATATACTATTTTTTTAAAATATCGTTTTTCTTAATCTTTTGAATTGCTTGCATCAATTGTTGTTTATCCAATCCTAATGCATCAATTATTTTTGCAATTACCAATTGCTCTTTTTTTCTAGATAAATTATATCCCTTTATAGCGTTAACAGCTTTATCTAAAAATCTTTCAACTTGAGTTGGAAGTGTTGCATCCATATCATCAATAGATTCTTTAACTACTATATTTTTCTTTGGTATTAAGTTTATTAACTTTGCCATTTTTATTAGTTTAATTCTATTATAATTTCTCTCATTAAATCTTGTGACTTACACCACTTACCACACTCATCTGCTACTTGCTTCCAATGCTTTGATTCATTCATAGGTGCCATAAATGCTCCATGTGTTGATGGGTTAGAAACAAAATCCCAACCTACTAATTCAAAATCTTCCTGAACCATTACAGTTCCATCATTCAATTCTTTAACTGAACCTAGTCCTCTTGAGGAAATACCTAAACGAATATTATTTTTTAATAATTCTCTAAGAATATTGCCAGATGGAGTTGATAAGATTTCTACTACACCACACACATCATCACCCTCCCAATATATTTCTCTAATGTTATGAGATACATTCTTTAAATTGATTACGGGAGAATCTGGATGGTCTAATTCACCCAATGCTCTACGCTCTTTAATAAGTTGTCCGTATTTCTGGCACTCTCTTATTAAGATTTCTTTAGGATATCTTCTACCATTTTGATTAGCGGCTCCTGCTCTTTGTAGGATTCCCTTAACTAAATAAGTTCCATTTTCTTCTTGCTGAAGTTTTGCTTCAAACAAATGGGTTTCTATTAATAATCCTTTATTCATTATTTTAAATCCTTTTTAACTTTTTCAACAGCGTTATCCGTTATTGATGAATCATTCCAAGACTTTAATATGATAGTCTTTAATTGATTTTCTAATTCCGTTTCACTCAATTCTCCATTTGTACTATCACTCATTTTTATTATCTGAGTCTTTACATATGGTAAATTTACAATCTTATCTGCAATTGTATTATCAATTCCTTTCTTTGGGTCAACCATCTTAGCTATATCAGATACTGTTTTCTTATCGTTTGATATAGAATCTAAAATTTGTTTCACCTCTTTTTTGTAGTTTTGGTTACCTTGAAAATATTTCATTCCTTTTTGTGCCAAATCTACCATATAGTAAAAAATAATCTTACCAATTATTATAGAACTAATTGTAGCTGCTATACCAATTAGAAGATTTTCATCTACTTTTTTTTTTTAATCCCTTCGTTTTTAGCTCTTAATGCTGCTAAATCACTCGCCTCAATTTCACCATCTTTATCGGTATCCAACTTTTCCTGATTTCCAGGTAAGTTTTCATTATATCCTTTCAATCTACCTTCTGATTTTGCTTTATAAGCAGTATCTACGGCATTAAAGAATTTCTTTTTTTCATCATCACTCATTGATGTGATATCCTTACCAGTCTTATCTAACATATGTTTAAATAATTGCTGATAATCGTTTTCTTCTTTAACTACTTGTCTAACAAGTTCTTTTAATTGAGATATTTTCATTTATTCTGCTATTTTGCGAATGTGTTGTTCTAATTTAATGAGTCGCTCCTTTATCTTATAAATATTACTATTTGTTCTTTTCCAAAAAGATTCATTTGAAACACCATTTTCTTGTTTTAATCTACCATACCAACTAAGAAATCTTTCCATTTCTGCCAATTGCTTATTGATATTAGATATACCTTTACCTATTTTTGCATTTGCAGTTCCATCTTCTTTTTTTAATGTAACCCAACGATTTTCTTTAACCACACTATATCCACTTAAATCTGCTTGTTTCTTAGCGTTTGTTTTTTCATCACCTCTTTTAGTAAATGCGTTTGGGGAATCGTATCCTTGCACATTTGCAGTAGTGTTCATTTCATCCACCTTCAATTCAGCATCTTTATACAAACCACTAACCTTTTGGTCTAATTCGTTTGCTAATGCTTTCTTCTTATTATTAAGTTGCTTTAAGTGTTGGATGTGTTGCTTTTCAGCAGGAGTTCCTTTTGTTTGTTTGTATAAATCCAAATGTTTTTGAATTTGGTCTACAACTTCTCCATATTCTTTTGTAATAGTTTTAACACCTCTAGCTTCTCTAATAATTAATTCCTTTATTTTATCAGGCAATCCTTTATGAGATGTTGATGCAAAATCTTTAGCATCTTTATCACTCATCGAGTCTGCAGCTTTTGAAACTTCTGGAGATGGAGAATCCATATCACCCTTTTGAGTTGCATGAACCATTCCCATAAATCTTTGCTGTGCTTTACTTTGTGCTGGCATCTTTTAATTCTTTTAAAAGTTCGTATGACATCATCATAGCTGATAAATGCGATTCCTTAATAGCTTTAGCTGATTTAACTTTCTTTAAGTTTGAAATCGTTTCTGCTAATTTAATTTTTGTAACTTTATCAGAAATTTTAGAACCAACTTCTTTTAATCCCTCAACGATTGTATGAACTTCTACTGATACATATTCTTTTAATTTGCCAGTATTATTCATATTATTGATATATTCCTTCAATAATCCTTTTTGTTGCGAAGATAAATTTTTATATTTTTTATTGAAATTCTCTATTAATAATTTATAAGATATTGCTCTTAAATCATCATCTTGCTTTTTATATTGCTCCATTATAGCATCTTTGATTTTAACATCTTTGTTTTGAATCGAAGAATTAATAATATTTTCAGCAATAGTAAAACGAGATGAAACTATATCAGTTGGTTCGTATTGTTCCTCTGATGTAGTTACTTCAAATATTTTATAAATAGATGCTAATGTTTTATAATTTGAAATAGGAGATTTAATAAACTCATCTAAACCATAAGTTTCTTTAATTTCTTTAATAAGAATGTATTTCTCCTTTGTAAGTTTTTTCTCGTCTAATCTTTTACGAGCTTCGCATATTGTATCAATGAATTTCTCAGCTTTACTTTCTGAATTATATTTTTCATTAATAAGATATTGATATAATTTTAATTCTTTGGATAATTCCTTTTTTGAATTAAAATGCTCTTTTAATATCTTTTCTGCGATAGAATTTATTTTGCCAGACATGATTTCTGAGGTCACTTGTCTAACCAATAATTCAAAAATAAATCCTGTATTTTTAAACTTTGAGTGTTTAATAGTTTTCATTAATTGCTACAATTTTCTGATATAAATATATTTTTATATTACTTTAATTAATTTATTTAGAATCTTCTGTCAAAATAGTCTTTTTATTTCCCATCATATCCTTAAAAATTTCTTTGTAATTCTCTCTTGGTTTATATTTGACAGAACCTTCTTTTTGTTTATTAGATTTTTGGCCGAATGGGTCTCTTCCTAATGGATGGTCATCTTTACCATATCTAACCGGGTCTTTTGGTCTACCAACATCTCCTTCG